GCGTGTAATTCGTGCAGCAGCGCAAGCAATTGGTACATACACAAACACAGGTGCAACATTCTCTAAGGTCGAACTTACTACCAAGAAGATTCGTCTTGATTGGGAAGTAACAGCAGAATCATTAGAAGATGGTGTAGAAGGTGACGCTCTAGAAGATCACTTAGTACGCTTGATGACTAACGCATTCGCAAACGATATCGAAGATCTCGCTATCAATGGTGACGGAGCGACAGGTTCATTCTTGTCAATCATGGACGGATTTATCAGCAAGGCAAAGACTGGAACAGGTGCTGGACAAGCACACGAGTCAGTTGTAACTGTAACAGATAACGCCTTCACCCCTGATGTAATGCAGGGTATTATCAATGCAATGCCACGTAAGTACCGTGCACTTAAGAACAATCTTAAGTTCTACGCAGGTACAGACACATTCGGTGGAATCGTTAAGCATAACGGTACACTTGCTGATGCAGTTGCAGAAGCATTTGCAGGTCAGATGCCAGGATCAACCCAGGCAAACCGTCAATCATATCTTGATGGCGTAGGACAGACATTCGGTGGAGCACGTACAACACGTGTTCTCGGAATTGAAGTTCAGGAAGTTCCTTACTACCCAGCAGGCTATATCGACTTGACATTCCCTGCAAACCGTGTATGGGGATTCCAACGCGACATCGTTGTAAACCGTGAATACGTAGCAAAGAAGGACACAATTGAATACACAGTATTCGTCCGCTTTGGTATTCAATGGGAAGAAGAGGATGCAATTGCATTCGCTGACGCTGCAGCAGAGTAATCTGTAAACAGTACCTTTAATGGGGGGCGGGAGTTCACTCTCCTGTCCCCCTTAATACTTTAATGATATAATACAAACAAGGAGGATACAATGGAAAATAATAATTACAACAATCCGTTTTCAGCAGATAATGCAGAAGAGCAAGACCATGTCGAAGCCCCAGTGGTAGAGGCACTAGTAGAGCATGTAGAAGAGCCAGCAGAAGAGCCAGTTATTGAAGCACCAGTTGTCGAGGCAGTAGTCGAAGCACCTGCAGCAGCAGAGCCAGTTCAGGCACTAGGATTTACAGAAACAGGCGCTATTGGATCAATGGCAGCAGACGGTCCAAGCAAGACAATCAACTCAGAGGTTAACCTTTCAGGAAAGGTAGCACTTCACTCAACAAAGAGCGTTCACTGGCAAGAAGTTGGAACTCTTAGCAGAGGATATAACATCGTAACACAAAAGCAAGCAGACAAGTGGCTAACTAGATCACATGTTAGAATTGCTACACCAGAAGAAATCCAGAAGGCTTTCGGATAATTAAAGATGGAGATATTGAGAGTTTCGCCGTATTCAGATATACCTGTTAATTTTGTAGTTCCTGCGGGAATAACATCATCAACTATAACTGTTAATATAACTGACATGGCGGATCTCTCAGTATCAACATTAACATTTTTAAATAAGGTATCAGGAAACAGTCTCAGCATATCTTTATCAGGAAAATATGATTCATCTTACAGGGTTGAGATTGTTAAAAACCTTGGGGCAGTTGGAGAAGTAACTCTCCAAGATGAAACTTATGAAATTGTAAGACCATATGTTGACCCATCAACAAAGGCAAGCACTGCATCAGACATATCAACATACTCTGTAAATGAAGAAATTGCAAGAGCAGTAATAGACTCTGTAATTCCAGAAGGATTTTATTATAAGAAAAAAGTTTTACACTTTGAAGGAAGTGGAGCAGACTATCTTCCAGTTTGGGATAATGTAAAAAAAGTTTTAGCAGTGTACGAAAACAATAAATTAGTTGAAGATAGAGAGTATGAAGTCTCATCAGACAAGACAGCAATTATTGAAAAGTCTTCTGACAACATTAATCGTGCAGAATCAGCACCCCTAATTTTACCAGCAGCAGCATCTGACTATCTGGATCCTCAGTTTATTTATAGAGGTTTTGGAAGAGGTTGGGATTATTTAATTACCGTAGAGCATGGATACACAGCAGTTCCATCAGATATTGTTAGAGCAACGGAAATGCTTGTTCACGATATAGAGTGTGGAAAACTAGATTATTACAAGAGATTTATTTCTTCTTACAATACAGATCAATTTAGAATTCAATTTGATAAGGGTCTTTTCGAAGGAACAGGAAATATAATTGTAGACAAGATACTTTTAAAGTATGCTAAGTCTATTACAAAACTTGGGGTACTATAATGACAGTTTGCGAAACACCAGACTTTATGTTTCCAATGCAGGCATCTGTATATCACCCAATAATTAAGCAAGGTGATTTTGGAGCAATAAAAAAGCAATGGGTTCTTGATAGAGTCTTTGCTTGCAGTTTTTCTTCTGGAGGTTCAGCATTTAAAGAAGAAGTAAAGCCAAATGTAAACATAACCCAAAACTCAATACTAGTTGGCAGAGTAAAGTCTGACATAAGAATATCCTTGTTAGATAGTAAAAATGCATTAACTAATATTTTAATTACAGACATTAAGGATCAAGAAGGAAACCTTATATATATGGAAACATCAGGTCCTAGATCTGGCAAAGGAACACTGTTTGAACTAGCAACATATGAGCCATTTACTGGTCCATTTGGAAATGTTGAGTCCTATAAGGTAGTTATAAGAAGATCAGAAAATCAGTCAGGTGATGTATGATAACTAAATTTAATACTAGTCAGTTTAAAAAAGAAATGAACAATATAGTGGATTACTCTATTGGATTTTTGCAGGGAATTGAAAAAGGAAAGACTATATTTCTAAAAACTCTAGGAATGGAAACAGTAGAAGTAATGAAAGAGTTTATAGATTCTAATGCAAGAGTTAACCCTGACATGCTTCATCACATCTATGAGTGGAATCAAACAGGAAGCCCAAGCGCAAGACTCTACAACATATCTTATACAACTAGTAATCTTGGCCTATCTTTTAGATCTTCATTTAGTCAGTCAACATCAATTAAAAATGGATCAAGAACTCCCTTTTACGATAAAGCAAGAATTATGGAATATGGTATTCCAGTAACGATTAGACCAAAGGTTGCACAGGTTTTAGCATTTGATGATAACGGAGACACTGTTTTTACAAAGGGACCAATCACGATAGAAAATCCTGGAGGATCTCAAGTGGAGGGTGGGTTTGAAAAAACATTTGATCTGTTCTTTAATAGATATTTTTCTCAAGCATTTTTAAGAACAAGCGGAATTGCAAAGTATCTTGAAAATCCACAGGTATACAAAAAAGACCTACCAGCAGGAAAGACTCTTGGTAGATCTAAGGGTATAGCAACTGGATATCGCTGGATTGCTAACGCAGGGATGGGTGCATAATGGCTGCAGTAATTCATCATCCACCCACAATCATTAATGCCTATTTGGCAGCAAAGATAGATTTAGAAGTTTTTGGTGGAGGAGTAACATATTTTTTCCCAACACTGCCAACAGAAATAGAAACATTAACCCAAACATTTCCAGATAGCAGTGAAGTTTTTGGAGTGTATGACAGAATGTTTAAGATGAGAAGAGTACCATTTCCATACATTAAGTGTGAGCAACTACTTTATTACTTTTATGCTGTGGGGGAAAGCGCAACTACAAAGATGGTGATAACTCAGCAACGAATCAGCGATCTTCTCGATAATGGAGATGACTCAGCAAAAGACCTTAATGACTGGGCAGCAGCAAATCCAGGCGCATGGGACACAGAGTCTAAGCCACTGTTCTTTCATAACTTCAAGATCTATCAACTTGAAGAGACCAGAGACATCGTTGACTTTGGCACAGCCCGTACTTATGCAGGGAATAAGATCATAATCGACTACGACTGGCATTCAAACCCTTAATAAAAAGGCAGTATAATTAAGGCGAGGAAACAACCCCCTTTTAATAAAAATGAAAGAGGTGAAAATATGGCATACAGCCGTGGTTCAAGTAGCAACATCATCGTAGGTGCAGCAGCACTATTTACGCATGATGCAGGTCCAATCGGATACACAACAGCAGGAGCAATCACTGACGCACAAGCGACAACTGATCTTCCAGCAATGACAGCATCCGCAACATCCTATAAGGAAACTTTGTCTAATAGCCCAGCAAACACAAAGTTCACAAATATCGGATACACATCAAATGGTTTGGAACTCGCATTCCAGCCAGACTTTGGTGATGTAGCAGTAGATCAACTTCTCGACGTTGCTCGTTTATTCAAGCAGGGTATGACAGTTAATCTAAATACATCTTTTGCAGAAGCAACACTAGAAAATCTTCTAGTAGCAATTGCATCAAACGAAGAAATCGCAACAGCAGCAAACTTGTCGACATTAAGAATGTCAGCAGGAGATATCGGCGACGTCCCACTAGAACGTGGTATCGTGGCAGTAGGACCAGGATCTGGTTCAGCAGCAATTGCAAAGGAAAGAATTTATGTTGCATACCGTGCACTCTCAATTGAGAATGTTACAGTATCAGCAAAGCGTGACGAGGCTTCAATGTTTGAAGTTTCATTCCGTCTTCTTCCAAACGACAATGCGTCATACGGTAAGATCGTAGACCGCACACTCGCAACACCATCAGCATAATACAACTTAATAATACAGTTGGCCCAGCCCTTTAAGGGGCTGGGTCTTTCTGTTTGGTATACTTATATAATGGCAACAAAAGTATATGAGACTAAAAAAATATCACTAGTAGATGGTAGGACTATTGTTGCTGCGCCATTAAAGATAAAATACTTAAGAGAGTTTTTGGAAATATTTGAAACTATAAAATCATCAAAAACAGATAATGAATCAATCTCCATTTTGGCTAGTTGTGCTTTAGTGACTATGCAGCAGTATTGTTCATCAATAAAGACAATAGATGATCTAGAAGATAGTTTAGATTTGCCAACAATTTATGAGATTATTGATATCGCAGCAGGAATAAAAATAAACGACAAATCTGAAGACACGGTAAAGTCTCAGGCAGTAGATAGCGGGGCATCTTGGGAAACTTTAGATTTAGCAAAACTAGAAGCAGAGGCTTTTCTTATTGGTATATGGAAAGATTATGAGGAACTAGAAAAGTCATTGTCAATGCCAGAGTTAACTGCAACAATTAAAATAAAAAGAGAATTAGACTACAGTGATAAAAAGTTTGCTGCTGCTATGCAAGGGGTAGATTTAGATAAAAATTCTGGAAGTGGTAATGAGTGGGAAGACATGAAGGCTAGAGTATTTAGCAAAGGTGCAACAGGAGATGGAAATGATATTCTGGCCTTGCAAGGCTCAAATGCTGAAAAGGCTGGTTTTGGAATAGGCCATGGACTTGATTATGAAACTTATGATTAACAAAAATAAGCCTGCTTTATGGTATAATTAACTAAACCTTATAAGGAGGAATAAATGGCAACTGCCACTGAAGAAAAAACAGTAACTTTGATCGACGGAACAAAGATCAAGGTAAGACCACTAAAGATATCTCTACTTCGTCCATTTATGAAGAAGTTTGAAGATATTGCAAAGGTAGCAGAAGATAACGAAAAGTCAATGGACTTGCTTATCGACTGTGTTCAAATTGCTATGAAACAATACAAGCCAGAATTGGCAGATGACAAGGAAGCGCTAGAAGAAAATCTAGATCTTCCAACAGTATATAAGATTGTCGAAGAGGCTTCAGGCATTAGACTTTCTGATGCTTCGCTACTTGGCAATCTTGTAAATAACTAAATAAGAGGTGTTAATGGATGGCTGATGTAGAATCCAATATTCATGTAAATATTGATACGTCTGATGCTTTAGCAAGTCTAAAACTTCTGCAACGACAAATATCAGCCTTCCATACACAGATGTCAAAGTCTGGTGCTGCTGCATCAGCAGTCTCAGCAAATCAAGCACAGAACTTGATGAACAGCATAAATGCTACTGGTAAATTCCAAGCATCGATGCGTACAGTTAAAACAAGTACAGAGTCGTTCACAGATGCTTTAGAAAAAAATAAGTTAACTTCAAGAGAGTATTTTAGATACACTGGCGCAGCCACAAAAACTTTCGGTAGACTGTTTAAGTCTGAATTTGAGACAATAAACAAAGTAGCACGAGAGCGTGTAAAAGATATTCAGACCCAGTATGTTAAGATGGGTAGAGGGGCCAATGGCGCTCTTCAAGCAATTGCGGTAAGACCTCTTACACTAGACATGAAAAACCTTGGCACACAAACAGCCATGGCAGCACAGAAGCAACAACTGTTAAATCAATTATTAAAACAAGGATCTACTAACCTTCTAAACTTTGGTAAGAATACTCAGTGGGCTGGCCGTCAGTTGATGGTTGGTTTTACAGTACCTCTTGCAATGCTCGGAACTGCTGCAGCAAAAACATTTATGGCAATGGAAGAGCAGGCAATTAGATTTAAGCGTGTTTATGGAGACATGTTTACAACAAAAGAGCAAACAGATGAAATGGTTAGCCAGATTCAAACACTTGCAAGAGAGTATACAAAGTATGGCGTTGCAGTAGAAGAAACAATGAAGATGGCAGCAGATGCTGCAGCAATGGGTAAGGTTGGAGCAGAACTTACTGCACAGGTAGCACAAGCAACTCGCCTAGCAGTTCTCGGTGGAGTTGAACAATCACAAGCACTTGAAACAACAATATCAATTACAAATGCATTTGGCGTTGCAGCAGAAGACTTAACTAAAAAAATTGACTTCCTCAACGCAGTTGAAAACCAGACTGTAGTATCTATTGAAGATTTAACTATTGCAATTCCAAAGGCTGGACCAGTTGTTCAGCAACTTGGTGGAGATGTAGAAGATCTTGCATTCTTCCTAACAGCAATGAAGGAAGGTGGAATCAATGCATCAGAAGGAGCAAACGCACTTAAGTCTGGTCTTGCATCTTTAATTAATCCATCAGCAAAAGCAAGCGCTTTCTTGGCAGACCTTGGTATAAACATTAAAGGAATTGTTGAAGCAAATAAGGGAGATGTTAAGTCAACAGTCGTTGATTTTTCAAAGGCATTAGATACCCTTGATCCACTTAATCGTGCAAGAGCAATTGAGCAATTATTTGGAAAGTTCCAGTTTTCTCGTCTATCCACATTGTTCCAAAACGTAACGGCAGAGGGTACACAAGCAGCAAGAGTTCTAGAACTTACAAAAGCAACAACCGAAGAGTTAGCAATTCTGTCTGAGCGAGAATTAGGCAAGATTGAAGAAACAACAACATATAAATTTAAGAAATCAATTGAAGACTTAAAGGTTACACTTGCTCCAGTAGGAGAGCAATTCCTAAAGGCGTTAACACCTATAGTCGAGTTTGCCTCAAAGATTTTAGAAAAGTTTAATGATCTTGGTGATGGTAGTAAAAAATTCTTAACAATCTTTACAGTCGCTGTTGCAGGAGTTGGTCCAATATTACTTATGAGTTTTGGTTTGGTAGCAAATGCTATTGCTAACATAATTAAATTATTTACAAATATGAGAGGTGGTTTTCAAAAGGTCGGATCATCAACACAGATCCTGGGACAACAAACAAACTACTTAACGCAAGAACAACTTGAGGCATCAGCCGTTGCAGCATCACTAGATCAGGTTCACCAAAGACTTAAACAAACATTTACATCAGAAGCATCTTCAATAAATATGTTAGCAACTGCTTATCAAAGAGCAATTGCAGCACAAAGAGCATTTGGTATGCCAGGAGGAATGAGACCTGGGGTTGCTCCTAAAAAGTTTGCAGATGGCGGAATTATCACTGGTCCAGGAGGACCAACATCAGACTCTATTCCAATTATGGGATCCAATGGAGAAGCAATTATCTCTGCAAAGGTTGTTGGTAAGTATCCTGGACTTGTTCAGGGCTTGATTGCAGACAACATTCCTGGATACAAAAAAGCAGGAATTATTGGTCAATCTAAAAGTGTAAACGTTGCAGGACAATCATTTGGTTTGTCTGGCGGAAGTCAGGGAACAATAAGAGCAATCCAATCAAAGATAGATGCAAGCATTGGTCAGATAGATGATCTAATTGGACAAGCATTAACTAACCTAGCATCAGAAACTGAACTAACAGTCAAGAAGTTTAGAAATGAAGTTAGAAAACTTGCACAGGCACAAGGTAAGACTGTAGCATCACTTGGACCCTCATTTGCTTCTAACTCTGAAAAGAGAGTTGGTGGCGGTGGTGCTTACTCTGCTCCTAAGTCACTTGGAAGTCCAGCAGATCAATTAAGAAGAGAGCGTGGAAAAACTGCAGCAGCAGCAGAGATGGCTCCAGCAAGGGCATCAGCAAAAGCAATTAGACAAACGATGGAAAAGTATGGTGCCACCCCTGCACAGATTAAGTCTGCTACACAAATTGATAGATCACACACAGTCGCTGTTTCAAAAGAGCAGAAGGCCGTAAAGACTGGCGTAAAGACTGGAATGAAAAATCCAGCATGGAGTAGTAATGTCTGGACACCACAAACTGGTGCAGAAAATAATTCAATCCTTGAAAGTCTTAAGAAGTCTGAAAAATACAGAAAACTATATCAAGAGTATTTGGTAAAGACTGGAGCAACAGAAACACAGATTAACTCTATTATGTCAAACATAAATAAGGGTGTTGCATTAACAGAAGAGCAGTTATCTGTTCAGGGTAGGGCTCTTAGACAGATTGCAGTTGATTCAAAAACAAACGCTGCTATTGAAAAACAAACAAGCAGAAACTTTGTTATGTATGCCGATGCTGTTGGTCAAGGAGCACTTGCTAGAGAAAAGGTTCTTGCAAGACAGCCTCAAAAACTAAGAGACTTAACAGTAAGAAACCAAAAGGCTATTCAGGCAATTGCAGATGAACTTCCAAATGCAGCAGCATTAGCGCTACAGACTAAGTCTCCATCACGCAAGATGCGTAAGGTTGGTCAAGATGCTGGCGCTGGACTTGTAATTGGTGCAAGAGAATATATTGATGATGCAAGAGCAACGGGACAACAACTTGGAGCAGCAACAGTCCAGGGTAGCCAGTCAATGGCAGCAGCATCAAGAACAAAGTTGTATGGAACTGGACCAATAGATGCTAATCAAAAATCAATAAGAAGACAACTAGAAGCACAGAAAAAGAGAAGTGATCTTGCTCAAAAGTCTGGATATCCAGCATCAGTAATATCAGCATCTGCTGCAAATTCTGCTACCAAGCAAACACCATCTTCAAGACTGTCAACTATTTCTCAAAAGATAAAAGATAGAAGAGCAGAAAGAAAACAGGCTGGCAATGGTATGGGCGCAGGTGGCAAGATGATGGCTGCCTCTGGAGTTATGATGGCTGCTTCCATGATACCTGGTGCTGTTGGAGATACTGCCCAAAAATTAATGATGCCAATGATGGCCCTTTCAATGGTTATGCCATTATTAACAAGTGCAATGGGAATTGCTGTTGTGGCACTTGGTGCTGTTGCAGCAAGTCTATATTATTTTAATCAAAACATAAAGAAGGCAAGAGAAGAAGGAGTTGCACTTGCAAATGCAATGTCTATGGGAACTGATAAGATAAAAGCATTGTCAATGGTTACTGGAAAAGTTTCAGCAAGTGAGTCGGCACAAAGAAAAAGAGAAAACGCACTTTCTGGATCAACAGAAGGACAGAGAAGATCTGGTCAAACTATTTTAGAAAGTGGTTTTGGCAAAACACTGCTAGGAGATATTGATAAGCAAGCAAAGGCTGGAATTAATCCAGAAGCAATTGGAAAAAATATTTCTTCAAATCTTGCTCAAGCAATCATGCAGGGTGTAATAACAACAGATCAAGCAAAAAGTATTGCCTCTGCACTTGGAGAGCAATTAGGAGACTATTCAATCCCAGCAACAATTACTGGAAATCTTGTGCAACTTCTTGGACCAAATGGAGAAAACCTGTACACAGACCCTCTTTCAGTAGCGCTAACTATTAAAGCAAATACAATGCAAAATGTTCAAGAGGCTTTTGATCAGGCAATCACTGGAGCAAACTCTTCTGCAGTATACAAATCATTGCCATTATGGAAAAAGATTGCTGATGTAGTTGTTGGTGGCTTGACAGATAGTAGCCCATTTGCCAATAACGAATTAAAATCACGAAATGCAAAGTTAGATGCAGCAGCAATTCAATCAGCAACATTGGCTGTTCAAGAAAATCAAGCAACTGCAGACGCAATAGAAAAAGCGTATGCAATAAAAATACAAAGTGCAAAAACAGACAAAGAAGCGTTAGCATTTGAAGATGAAAGAAAAAGAAAGATCGATGCACTAAATACTGCAAATGCTACAACTCTTGCTACAGTAAAAACTTTATCTTCTAAACTTTCTAATAAAGATTTTAATGCTGCAATCAATACATCCTTAGATGCAGCATATAAAGATGCTTCAGAAAACATAAAAACTGCAGTCGCTGCTGCAAAAGACGAACTATCAGTTTTTGCAGACACGCCATTTAAGAAAGATATACAATTAGGGTTTGCGTCTAAGGATCTAACTGCAAACTCAGTTACGAAGATTTTAAAAGCAGTTGGCGAAAATAAAAATCTAGAAGGTCAGATTGGTATTTTAATAAAAGAAGAAGGTTTTGCAGACACGAACTCCTTTATACAGCAATTTTCAAAAACTGGTGGCAGCGCAAAGACAATGGAATTAATGTTAAATTATGCAAACACAAACAAAGAGTCATTTGATAAAGACCTAAGTGCCTTAGAAATACTGGGTAGATTTAAAGAACAATATAGCATTACTCTAGACCTAAAGACAAATGGTGTAAATCAATTGGCCATAGCGTCAAATGCTTTAACTGCTATTGCTCCATTGCCAGATAAATTAGATTTTGCACTTATAACAAAACTTGCAGGAGAAAACCCAGCAGTATTTGCTGGCGTGAAAGCAGATTGGGCAGCACTTTCTGAAGGTAAGGACACAATAAATAAAAACCTAGTTGTAAATTATTTAGTTGGAAAGGGTGATCCAAATGTTATTGCTGCAGCAAATAATGAGTTTGCAGGAAAGGGTCTTTCTCAAAGCACAGGAGTTGCAACATATATTGCAAAGGGGTTTGTAACACCACCAGCAAAAGTTATTGAAAAGCCTACGACAACCACAGACAAAAAAGGAATAGACTCATCTCCACTAGATGATCTATTAAAGAAACTAAGAGATGTAAGAAAGAATCAGATACAGGTTACAGAAGGGTTTGCTGCATCTTCTAAGGCACTGAATAAACTATTTGGTGGCAGCAAGACAATTGGAGTATTTAGCGGTATTGAAAATGACATGAGAAAACTAGGAGCAGGAGAAGACCTAATTGATCTCATAGTTGGTATGGATCCAAAAGAATATGAAAAAGAAAAGAAGAAGTTATTTAAGTTTGACGAAAAAGGAAATATATCAGGAATAAAAGATACTGCTAAAAGCATAGGAGATGCACTTCAGTCTATTAAACTTGGAGAGTTTGTAAGCGATCAAGAAAGAATGGCTAAACAAATTGGTAATCAAACTACAGCATTGACCAGACTAAAGGCTGCTGGTGTTGAAGGGTCTGTTGCTCTAGAAGCAGTTGCAGATGCAACCTTCGCAGCAGCAATTGCAAATAAAAAATTAGATGATAAGCAAATCAAAAAGATTACAGATGCCTGGAAAGAAGCAACAAAACAAAAAAGAGACTACGCTGCAATTGAAGCCTTACAGGCTGAAGAAACAACGCTTGATGACAATGTTCTTCTTCTAACAAGAATGACAGAAGTCATGGGAAGATTTACACAAGAACAGTTGAATACAATTATGCAAAGTGAAAATCTTAAAAAAGCATTAGTTAATTTAGCATCAGTTAAGCCAGGATCAGATGGATACAAGAGATTCATAGATGTTCTTACAAAGGCAATAAATAAAGAAAAGGTTCAAATAAAAATTGATGCAGTCTCAATTGAAGGAATGCAAAAGATTTTTGATAGAGGTTTCTCTAATGCAATGGACCAAGCCGATGTTAAAGAAAAAACTCTTCAGTTGCAATTTGATGTAGAGACAGAGGATCTTCAAAACCAGATCGATCTTGCACAGGATAAAATTGACAAGGCTCAGTATGATATAGACGACAAAGAAGCAGCCCTAAGAGCAATTGAAAAACAAGAAGAAAAGATTAATGAAAAATATGATGAAAGACTTAAGGCATTAGATGAAGTTGAAAAGGCGAATGCAGCAATCTCTCAACAGCAAAAGGGCCAGTTAACTCTTGCAGAAGCCTTAACATCTGGAGACATAGCAGCAGCAGCAAAGGCTGCTCAGGATATGAGAGCACAGGCTGCAGCAGATGCAGTAACAAAAGAAAGAGATGCTCTAGAAAAATCTAAGCAAAATGAACTTTCAAAAGTTACAGAAGGTGGAAAAACTAGAAAGGTTCTTGAAAAAGAAATTAAAGACTTAGAGGACTATATCTTTGATTTAGAAGAAAAGGACATTGAAAAACCACAAGAAGAAATAAGAAAGAAGAATGTTGACCTTAGAGAACAAATAAAGAAGTTGGATATCTTTAGAAGAGGCTGGGAACAACTTCAAAATAGAGTTGATGTTGCAAGAACAAAGAGCGCAAAGTTTGTGCAAGAAATGGATAACGCTGAAAAGATTGTTGACAAACTTATAAAAGCATACGAAGAGGAAGAAGTTGACATTATCCTGCCTGCAGAAAGCACAACTACTGCTACAGGAACACCTACAGCAACACCAAGTGCGACAGCAACAGAAGAGCGACCAGCATCACAAAGTGCGACAGGAACTCCTACAGTAACTGATGCAGCAACTACCACAACTAACCCAGAATTTCGTGGCACTGCAACAACAGTTTTAGAATCAGCATCTTCCGCATTAACAGGAACACAAAACCAATATACTAATCTTGGAAATAAACCAAGTGATCAATCATCAGTTGTACAATTACACTATGCTGACTTAAAAAGAATTTCAGATGATGCTGCAAAGAATTTTATGCTTTTTAATCAGGCAATGAATGTTAGAGATGTAACCAAAAATGCTGGAAGCACTCCAGGTATGCACCTAGATAGTCTATATAAGCAGCAAAACGCAGCAGCAATACAAAATGCAATGAAGCCAACAGCAGGGATGCTTGCACAAGAAAAGGCTGTTAAAGACTCAGCAGCAAAGGCTGCAGCAGCAGCAGCAGCAAAGAAAGCAGCAGACGCAGCAACACTTAAGAAGTTTGGTGGAAATGCAGCAGCAGCAAACGCATTTGGAAACTGGTCTATGGGTGGACTCATTCCTAAGATGTTTGCTCTTGGTGGTTTTGCAAAGGGTACAGATACTGTTCCAGCAATGCTAACTCCAGGAGAGTTTATAATGAGTAAGTATGCTGTAGATACCTATGGTGTAGATCATATGAAAAAAATGAACAATGGAGATCTTGGTAGCGGGGCAGTGTATAATAATACATATGCACTAACAGTTAATGCAAAAACAGATGCAAATCCAAATGATATTGCACAAGCAGTAATGTCAACTATAAAGAGAGTTGACGACAGAAGAATTAGAGGGGTGTCACTAAATGGTAGATGATATAGATCCTAGGGTAACCTATATACAAGGTCGCAAGAAATATCACAGACCAAGTGGTATGCTTTGGTCTGAAAATACAGGAACTCTTAAAAATGGTTTGTATGTCCCCAATGGTTTTGAAATTGGGGTAGATCCAAATGACGTTGAAGATCAAACCCTGCTAGACCAATTCCTGGTCATTACTGATGACAACAGACAGCCTCTTGAGTTCTCAGAAGAAAGAATTGAAAAGCGTGAAAGAATGATTAACGGTCGTATGAGATCGTATCACATTGCAGACAAGGTAACTTTGAGTACAAGTTGGAATTTAATTCCATCTAGGTCTCATGCAAACATACCAACCTTTGATACAGTCACTGGAGTTTCTCCGTACAAGTCTTATACATCTGATGGTGGTGCTGGTGGAGCAGATATGCTTGAGTGGTATGACGCACACAAAGGATCTTTCTGGGTATACCTTGCATATGATAGAAAAGGAATTTTTAAGGGAACGGCAGAACCATATGACCACCTTCAACAATATAATCAACTTATAGAGATGTTTATTAGTGATTTTTCATACTCTGTTGAAAAAAGAGGAACTAATTTTGATTTCTGGAATGTCTCAATAAGCCTGGAAGAAGTGTAATGTTTGAAGACAAAGACCTGCAAACATTTTTAGAGACTTCTTCGACGGTACGAAACAAGTCAATAATAACAGCAGAATGGAATATGAACATACCAACCAATATAAAACATATTGGTAACTATAGGTACAGACCAACAGATGCTTCCTCTCTTTATTCTTCACTTCCTACAAGTTTTGATATTAATGATGCTGGAAATTTTTATACAGGAGCAACAGATGCAGATATCCTTGTAGATGGAACATTTGACAATGACAATATTCCAACAACATTTCTAACAAAAAACGAAAAGTTAAAGACACTATATTCTTTAGAGGCATGCTTTGAGCAATTTAGACCAAGATCTGGAATAAACAAGGCAGTATTTTTTGAGAATGGGAAATTGCATCACCCCAATCTTGTTATGGCTGACAGGCCAAGATACTATATGCCAGATAAAAATGATAAGTTTAAGTACTGGACTTCATATAGAACAGAGTCTGGTCAAGAATACGGTATTGCGTCAAAGGTAAGAGGTTCTCAAAACTCTATAGAAGATGCTTGTCCTTTTGTTGTTTATAAAGAAAAGATTCCAGCAAATAGGGTTGTTGTTAAAATGCAAACTCACACTGGAACAGAAAACTTAGGCCCATTCTCATCCCCAACTGGAGCATTTTCAGACCCATTCTTTGGAGAGTTAAACCAAAAAGTTCCAACTAGATGGAAGATTCAATTTTTAAAAGATTCAAATTGGGAAGATGTCATTTCTTTTAATCCAGCAGTACGAAGAGCCGATGGTTCATCAATCATTAAGAGTGATGGCTATGTTGAAATATCATATGGACTAATTGTTCCAGATGAATGGAAAGCAAATTTTGTTTTTGCTGAAGTATACACAAGTATATCTTTGCTTCCTGAGCAGTCTGTATTCGGATATGCTTATCTTATTAAAGAAAATGAAAACGATATAGGTAAGTTTTATATTTGGAACGGTACAGATTATGCAATCATAACGCCAAAGTATGGTTGGTATGTACAAGATGAGACAGTAGACAGACTTACAAACTTTGTTGTAGATGCAACATCTCCAAACGTATTTACTAAATCATTAGATGGAAAAGCACAGTATAGAGAATTCGAATACATATCTGGAATTAGAATAGTTGTAGACTCAATGAATGTAAAAGACTCAACCTTTGACCTTATAGAGATATCTCCAAGACTTGTTCTTAATGTATCTGATAAAACACTAGACTATTCAATAAACAAGAGTGCCTCAGATCTTGGACTAAGTGGTTTGCCAGTTGGTCAGTTAATTGCTTCTAATGGAAACATTAATATATTTGATTATGATCAAGCATTTAATGAAAATAATCAATCAAGTATTATAGCAAAATATATCAATAGGCATGTACAGTTTAAGTTTTATGAAGTAATCGTTGATGTTGCAGGATGGGATTACTGGGTACCAATTAAAACATTGTATTCCGATTCATTCCCTAAGCAAGATCTTATGGGTAAGACTGTGTCCATTTCTTTACGAGACATGTATTGGTATCTAGAATCAATAACTGCACCACAAATATTAATGACAGAAGTTTCTGTTAGTTCTGCAGTATCTCTTTTGCTAGACCATGTTGGATTTTCCAACTATACTTTTAAAAGAGTTGCAAATGAAAAAGAAGTTATAATTCCATACTTCTTTGTTGGACCAGACAAAAGCGTTGCACAAATTCTTCAAGACTTAGCAGTATCAACTCAGACTGCAATGTTCTTTGATGAGTACAATAACTTTGTCATGATGAGCAAAGATTATATTATGCCAACCAAAGAGCAAAGGCCTACAACGTTTGAATTAAAAGGAACAAATGATTTGTTTGAAGATAGAGAAATTAAAAATAAGACACTTGCCAATGCTAAACTTGCAAACATAATTTCTGTATCAAGTCAACCAAATAATGTATACAATGATGGTGTAATTAATTATACAACAAGACACATACAGAGATCTATTGGCTCTTTACGACAAGCCAGTCTTTTAGATGATGAAAGATTCTATATATATAAGCCTGCACTCCTATGGGAGGTTTCTGGAACAGAAAATACAAAATCCATAAACAACGAAGTAGGTACACAGTCTGCATACGTCCTAAGTGCTATACCACTAAACTCTAATCTTACAGTAGATGTTCCAATTGTAAAAAACAATATTGTAATTAATAATACCCTTAGTCTTGGCGAAGCAGCATACTGGATTACAAGATATAATGGATATTTTTATTCACAAGGAGAAATTATAAAATACGATGCAGTCCAGTACAACGTGACTGGATTTGGTAATGTGTGGATAACTTCTACAGAAGACTATCAAAATTATTTTTCTAAACTTCCATTTAATGGTAAAATATATCCAACTGGGCTTGTAAGAATTTATTCTGAGCCAAAATATTTTGAGCAATCTGGTGTTATCAGATTACAAAATGGAGAGGTTCAAAAACATGGTCGTGGACAATTTGGAACAACCGTGGTTGAACACTCTGCTGGAATATCTGATTACTGGAAGTCTGATGACAATGTAAAGGGCTGCTATATGTCTTCAGAGCATATTTTTGAAAAAACAGATCTACCTATTTTAACAACTGTTGCATCATCTGGAAAATTAACTGATTCTGGGATATCGTCTGATGCACTAGCAAGAACATCATCTAGAAGCGGAATCATTAAAAACTTTATGTCAACTGCTATTGTTGGAGAGATAACTACAAACACTCAGCAACTTGCAGGGTCAGTACAGTCATCAGCCCTTTCTCTAACTGGTCCAAACTTTGCTACAAAAGAAAAACCAAGAAACTTTATTTCATACGTCCACAAGCCATTAGAAGGGAAAAAGTATAAGCACTTTGGAACAAGGGTTAGAATTATTGGAAAGATTGAGGCAAACGAAGACCGTGGTCAAACATCAAACGGATCTTCAACTTACTATGTTGTAAATGGTTCTACACCAGATAAAAATATTAACGTTGCGGGTGGTTCTGCTGGGCTTGCAGTAATGTTAAATCCAACGACAAACGTAGGATATTATTTTGAGATAGCAGCCCTTGGGCTGGGTAATTTGTCAGAAACAGATAGACAAAGTGTTAGCAATGTTTTCTTTTATAAGGTAAAGTCTGATAATGGTAAAGCAATTCCAATAAGTCTTTGGGATGGTCTGGCCAAAATCACTGTTGATGATGGAAGGTTTACTGGTCAGTCAAGAGTTTTTGCTGAGGAAAATCCAACGGTATATGATTTGGCAGTAGAGTATGAAGATATAGGAAGAGCAAGAAGATTCTACCTATACATTAATGGCAAACTAATAAAAACAGTAGATGACAATGATCCACTTCCAGTATATTCTAATATAGCATTATTTGCTAGAGGATCTTCAAGAGCAATGTTTGAAAATGTTTATGCACTATGTAATAACTATTCTCAAAATACTTCATTCTCTTTGGGCGCACCCGTTAACTCTGTCTTTGGAGATTCCGAGATTGACGCAAACGAATCTTTTAGAAAGTATGCTATCAGTGGTTTAATACAAAATACATACCTTTCTGGAATAGGTTCATCAGAGCCTCCAAAGTATGACATATACTTTGAAGAGTTTGGAAGCATTATGAGAGAAGCAGCAATATTTAATTTTAAATACGACAAAGCATATCCAGCATTAACTGCAAAAATTTCTCCAACATTCAATAAGATAAAGGGCTATGTTGTTTCTGGTTTTAGAGCAGGATCGTACGGTGCAGAGTTTATGATATTTAATGCAACAGATACTGCCCTAAGCCTAGATGAAACAAGTGGTAACTATTTAAGAGTTCAAGGAATAACTTTTACACAGCAATCAGATAACAACTTAACAGTTGATGAATATTTTGACAAAAATAGCCTTGAATCAAATCCACAGTTTGTTGCAGATAAACTAATTTCAAACCCTTTTAAATTTAAACAAGACTACCAAGATATAAAACTAAGCAGAATGACTTATGGCAAAAAAGATTTTTCATTGACTGCTCCCTACATTCAATCACAAGATGAAGCCTCAAGCCTAATGAAGTGGATGGTTGAAAAAACATCAAAGCCAAGAAAGTCTATCGGAGTTAAAATATTTGCAATCCCTACAATTCAACTGGGAGACATAGTAAGTTTAGACTATCAAGAAAATGCAATAAACATGGCATCGGATCCATCTAGCAGATTTGTTGTGTATAACATTGAGTTTGCAAGAAACACTGATGGCCCAGACATGACAGTGTTTTTAAGTGAGGTTCTATAATGACAACAAATGCAACTGCAAATCTTCCATATCCAGAAAGTGCATCTGAGGATAAATCAGTAAAGATTGCAACACCAGATCTTATTCTTTTAAATGATGAGGTTATGTCTATTGAGATAATGACAGACCTTATATTTGAAGATATTGGTGGGTACGAACTTGCCACTATATCTAGGCATGATCTGGTAAATGGACAAAAAGTTATATATACTCCAATTAAAAATTTAACAGACCTTTATTTACAGTATAACCCAAACAATATTTTAAGGCTGCAGGCATCTGATTCCTATCTTAAATCTTTATCTTTATCCATATTCGATCACCTTCCAGTCTGTGGGACTGGGTACGATATATCTCCACCAGTCGGCAATCTAAATGAACAAGACAAGACCAAGTGGACAAAAACACCTAACTGCAAATCAGTCTATATAGACCCAATAAGCGGAGACTTAGTTATTAATTTAGTTAATGTTAAAGAGGGCGAGCAAGCAGAAATTAATATATTAAGCAGTGGAAGCATTTTTGATGATACAATACATAGTGGGAGTAATTAATGATAACTAATATAGGTAAAAATCTTTTAGCCAAGTATCTTGTGGGTCAAACACAATCGTATGCCTCTCACATTGCCGTGGGCTGTGGACCCAGTCCAGTGGCTTCTGACGGGGGTGTTTTTGGAGACTACGCACTAAAGAAGTCTTTAGATTTTGAGATGTTCCGTGTTCCTATTATTTCTAGAGGATTTGTAAATGAGAACGGTATTGATAAGGTAGTCCTAACAGCAGAATTACCAACAGAAGAAAGATATGAGATTACTGAGGTTGGTGTTTTTTCAGCAGCATCAAATCCAGTTGCTGGATCCTTTGATAGCAGGACGATATATTCTTTTGCAGATACTGATAATTGGCTATACCAGCCTTTGGGTTCTGCTGCAATTGACATAGAGTCCAAGTATGAGCCATTAGATGGTGTTGCTGAAAATGGAATTATAAATCAATCTCTTAATGTTTTTAAGACAAATGCAGACAACAGAATATTTACTAACCAACAAAGAGTTGCAAGAAATGAAAGATGTAGGTTTTTAAATAACATTATTGCTATAGTTGGAAACGATTCTACCCTTACACGGAACCAGTTGGGTAAAATTGATGTTGGTACTGGATCTAAATATATTAGGCTTAATCAAACCACTGTAGACCTTACAAAAAATAGTCCATTAGATGAACTAAGGCTGGCGTTTTCCGTTGTAAGCAAAAGCCCTAGCCCAAGTACAGTTCCAGACAATGTTAAAATTTTGTTAGAATTTTCTTATACTGGATTAAACTCTGCACAGGAGTATGCAAGGTTTGAGGTAGATATTGATGATGTAGGATACTCTGCTGGAACAGCAGTACAAGAAGTAAATTTTGCTTTAAACAGATACGTTGTTGCTACAAAATCACTTAAAGACTTAAACAAAACAGACAATTTTGACTGGAGAGAAGTAACTGTCGCAAAAATTTATGCTTGTGTTACTGAGGCTGGATTACCTTCTAATTTGTTTTATGTTTGTTTAGATGGACTAAGACTAGAAAACATTACATCTACAAACTCTTTATACGGACTTACTGGATATTCTGTAATTAAAAGCGTTGGAGCAAAACCAATTATAAAATCAGCAAACACAACAAACTATATTGAGTTTAGATTTGCCCTGGATGTTGGATAATGGCAGATAAAGGAATAAAAAATGTTATTATTAAAAAAGACTTACTTGGCAAAGTAACATCTTCTAACTCAAGAGTTTTAAGATTTAGAATAGTAGCCGAAGACAAAAATAGAAAATCGGCCTATTCAAAAATTTTTGTACTTGGTTCCGAGGCCGTCGTCGTTGGTCCAGGAGACCTTAACCGAATTGGTAATACAGTTTTTCTAAATTGGGCAGTAGGGGAAGTTTCAATACAAATAACTTATGACATATTTGTTGGTTTTGATGGAGCAACTCCGTCTTATCTAGGAACTACTGGATCACAAAATTATTCATTTTTAAAAACAGGAACACAGTCAGTAAGGGCGATAGTTCAAATATCATCTATTAACCCAGCACCTACACAAAACTTAGAAGTTTATGACTCTGGAATCGTAAGTCTGGTATAATTATAGTATGGCAATATTACCCGTACCAGAACGAGGCCAACCACTAGACGTAACATACATCTATCAGATTGTTAAGGCTATCAATGATCTTTCTGTTCAGGTGTCTCCATCAGCGTATAAGTACGTAACAATAGACACACCAAATGCTGGAAAGCAAAGTGTCAAAGCCTCCGAGGCAAGAATTATTGGAGGTTACGTTCAGGTGACAACAAGCACAACGCAAACTGCTGGATCTTCTCAGCCATTTTCTTATGATTTTTCAAGCGAGTTTAAATTTGCACCAGTAGTAACAGCAACACCAGTAAACGTTGGAAACACAGATGCAGGTAAAGATGTTACGGTTACACTAAAAAGCATTTCAACTTCAAAGGTTGAGGGTACGGTTAAGTTTAATGCTGGAGGCGACACAAGTATTGGTATTAACCTAGTAATTATTGGAATACCAAATTAATGATTAAATGTAAAAAATGTAATGGAAGAATGTTTATAGATCGACAATATACAGAAATAAACAATTTAGAACTATATTGTATTCTTTGTGGAATGAGAACGTTTTTTCATCCACCAAACAATTCTCAGGGGGGCCGATGGCTACTAAAAAAGGAACAATTGAGAGCGAAAAATACAATGAGTCACCTGTAATACCAGGTAACAAAAAGGTTTGGTTTCTTAACGGCAGCCTAGTTAGAATACATCACTACAACCACTCCAATGGAATAATGTCTGTTTATAATATAAACAAAGATCAAATTGAAAGTTGTTTAATTAGTGATTTTAAAAATAAAAGAGAACGAGCATATACGGTAGGCCAAACTGCTGACTTAGTTAACCGTCATAAAAAATATATGCCATCACTAATGAAACGAGGAGTCATTCCATTCCCAACGGGATCTCAAAAAGGTGGGGCAAGAGGATTTCAGGTAAGATCATATTACTCAGAATCACAGGTAAGAGAGATACGTGATATACTTGCTTCACACCATATTGGCAGACCAAGAAAAGATAAGTTAGTTACTAATGATATTACTCCCAGCAAGCAAGAGTTGACACGCAGAATGGGCGATGGTATACTTACATATAGAAGAACTGAAGACGGACGATTTGTTCCAATCTGGAATGAGTCTATTTAACGAAGGGTATAAAATGGAAAACGAAGACACAAAGGTATCCGTTACACTTGGATACACACTTAACCTTGGCAACTTTCAATCATTAAGACTTGATCTTGGTGTTGTTGATTCAAGACGTAATGGAGAATCTCCAGACCAGGCTTTTGAGCGTGTGTATAAGTTTGTTGAAGATAAACTTACAGCAAAAATTAAAGAAGCACAAGAAGAGGCTGCTGAAGGATAATGGCAGAACGCAAAGACCGTATGGCTTTGCTTTCAAGATACAGCAAGTATCATACCGCAAGGTACGAATCAAAGCCATCCCTTAACCTAAATGTAGAACAATGGGCATCTGATGCTCTTGTAGAATCATATACATTACCAGGGTGCTACGATATACTTGAGTATTACTTTTCAGTTGCAGAGAATCCTTCTTGGAATTATTTTGCATATAACGCAGAAAAAATATTACAGGCACAAAGAGATAAAATAAAAGATAATACCGAAAGAGCAGAACGCAGACGAATGGCAAAGGAGTGGTTAAGTGAATAATACAGAGGCAAAACTACTTACGGCTGTTTTAAAAGATAAACAGATCCATGTTCTTCTTCAGGCAAATGTTGATAACCTTCTAAGAACTCATGGAGATATTTGGAACTTTGTCAGACTGTATTTTGAGAACAACTCAGTTCTTCCACCAGTAGAATTAGTTACAGAAAAGTTTAGAGACTTTGAGCCAGTAGCAGGTATCGGTGCAACAAAGCATCACCTTGAAGAGTTACAGGGTGAGTATCTTACAGACAGCCTAAAAGATATAATTAGGTCTGCAGCATCCGAGATCCAAAATAATAATGGAACTGGTGCCCTCAATGAATTAATTACAAAGACTTCAGAACTAAAAAAGAACACTGCTGCAATTAGAGATATCGATGTTACGGATCTTGAATCTGCCGTTGCTTACTTTGAAAATTTAAAGAAGCAGCAACTTCTTGGCCATGTTGGTATCAAGACTGGACTTCCAGGATTTGACAACTACCTTCCTTCAGGAATCATGCCAGGGCAGTTAGGAGTCTTCCTTGCATACCCAGGTATCGGAAAGTCCTGGTTGGCTCTCTACTTCGCTGTACAGGCCTGGAAACAGGGTCGTAGCCCATTAGTGATCAGTCTTGAAATGAGTGAAACGGAAGTCCGTAACCGTGTATTTACAATCATGGGTGAAGGGCGTTGGTCGCATAGGAAATTAAGTAATGGTGAAGTTGAAATGGACATGCTAAAAGAATGGCATGAAAAAAATCTTCAAGGTAAACCAGAATTCCATATCATCTCAAATGATCAGGGTGGAGAAATTAACCCTTCAGTGCTTCGTGGAAAGATCGATCAGTACAAGCCAGACTTTGTAATCGTTGACTACCTTCAATTGATGGCACCTAATCAGAAGTCAGATAATGAAACAGTACGAATGAAGAACCTTTCAAGAGAACTTAAACTAATGGCTATTGGTGAAGAGGTTCCAATCATTGCTATTTCATCTGCTACACCAGACGATGTAAATGACTTGTCAACAGTTCCTACATTAGGACAAACAGCATGGTCTAGACAGATTGCCTATGATGCTGACTGGGTATTAGCCCTTGGTCGTGGTACCAATAGCGATATTATTGAGTGTGCTTTTAGAAAGAATCGTAACGGATTCATGGGAGACTTCCTAGTTCAGTGTGATTTTGACAAGGGATACTATAGATACAAAGACTTTGAAGATAAGTAGTTATAATATGGTATGTCTAAAGTTGAAAAGAACCTGCCACCAACATTCTACCATCACAAGCCTATTAAAAGGTTTTACCTTGATGGGATAATTTATGACGACTCAATGATCGGCAGACTTAGAGAAGAGTATGTACGGTTATTGACTACAGAAATGAAGTTAAGTGGTTATGTTCCAAGAATTGATCTTGACCCAGACTTCACTATAAGGTATAATGATATCAAGAACTTTTTTGAATTTGAATTATCAATACAGGCAGTCTACGCAGGGAAAAGGAAGAGCACATGGATAGCAGGAATAGACGTAACCAATCCAATCTTTATTCCGCAGAACAAGTCAAGCGAGTCCTTACAGGATCGGGTGTTACCGTAGAGTCTGAACTTGATGCAGACTTTATGATCTTTTGTCCATTTCACAATAACCACAGAACACCAGCAGGAGAAGTACAAAAAGGTAGCGGGATGTTCTTTTGTTTTTCTTGTCAAAAGTCTGCAGATCTTATAGAACTTGTTATGCATACTTCTGGTAGAACTTATTTTGAGTCTGCTAGATTTATTAAGAGCAAAGAAAAGTTAACTAATATTACTACAGAGATCGACAAGGTTCTTGTAAAAGAAGAGCAGTACAAAAAATTTGATGAGTTAATTATTAAAAGATTGCACAACAACCTTGTTGCCTCAGAAAGAGCAAGAAACTATTTCACATATAGAAAAATTGAAAAGCCTTCTTGCATAAAGTTTTCATTAGGATATTCAGAAAAGCAAGACATGGTAACTGTTCCAGTACATAGTCCAGACGGAATCCCCTTGGGGTTTGTCGGCAGATCTATTGAAGGAAAAGATTTTAAGAATACTCCAGGGCTTCCAAAAAGTAAAACACTTTTTAACTTGCACAGAGTTAAGAAATCTGATAGAGTATATGTAGTGGAGTCATCCTTTGATGCAATTAGGCTTGATCAGGTTGGACTTCCAGCAGTAGCAACACTTGGTGCAAACGTATCAAGCACACAAATAGAATTGCTTCAGAAGTATTTCAATAACATTATTGTTATTGCTGATAACGATGAAGCGGGAGGAAACATGAAAGATAGGATAGTTGAAAAACTTTCTACTCGTGTTTCTGTTATTAAACTAAACAATCAGTATAAAGATATTGGAGACATGCCAGACGAAGAACTTAAGAATTTAGAGTTCCAGTTTGACAAATCCATATCTCTTATGCTAAACTAAGATAACAAACAAAGGAGAAATATATGAGCGTAGTAAAGGGACTCAAGAACATCAATGCCCTGCTCGACAAGCCAAAGTATGAAAACGACGGGCCAAAGTTAAAGTGGCTAAAACTCGCTGATGGACAATCAGTTAAGATTCGATTTATCGAAGAACTTGATGAAGACTCAGCAAACTATAATGAAAGTCGTGGACTAGCACTTGTTGTTAAGGAACACGTAAATCCAAAGGACTACAAGCGCAAGGCTGTAGACACAATGGAATCAGAAGGCCGTGACTGGGCAGAAGAAATGCACCGCAAGGATCCAAAAGCAGGTTGGCGTGGTCGTCTTCGCTTCTATTGCAACGTATTAGTTGACGATGGAATTGAAGCACCATATGTTGCAATCTGGTCAATGGGTATCAGCAAGCAGTCATCATTTAATACAATTCGTGAGTATGCACTAGAAACAGGAAGCATCTCAAACGTACTGTGGAAGTTAAAGCGTAATGGTCAGGGAACTGAAACAAATTACACACTAATTCCTGCAGCACCAGACAAGGAACCATTTGCATGGGGAACAGTTGAACCTTATCCTCTTGAGTCAGCACTTAAGAAGATTCCTTATGCCGAGCAAGAAGCATACTATTTGGGCTTTGATGGTCCATCTGTAACTTCATCTACCAACGCAGATTGGTAATATGAACTACGTAGGCTTACATGTCCATACCCATTTTAGTTTATTTGATGGGATTGCTACTCCAGAAGAATACGTGAACCGTGCAGTTGAGTTGGGGATGCCAGCAATTGCCATCACTGACCACGGTACTTTATCTGGGCATAGGGAACTGCACCGTATTGCAAAAGCAAATGGCATTAAGCCAATTCTAGGTCTAGAAGGATACATGTGTGCAGACATATCTGATACAAGAGATAAGTCTGAAAGAGAAGGTCAACAAGATCTTGTCTACAACCACATTATCCTTCTAGCCAAGAATCAAATTGGTTTAGAAAACCTTAACAAGATTAGTGAACTATCTTGGACGGATGGTTTCTTTAAGAAGCCAAGATTTGATTTTGAAATATTAGAAAAATACAAAGAAGGAATAATTGTTTCTTCTGCTTGCCCAAGTAGCGTTTTAGTTAAAGCCTTGGAAGAAGAAGAGTTTGCACTTGCCAAGAAGTATCTATCTTGGTTTAAGGAACGCTTTGGAGAAGATTACTATGTTGAGGTTATGCCTCACAATGAAGCACACATCAACAAGTATCTTATAGAACTTGCAGATGAGTTTGGCATTAAGGTTATTGTTACACCAGACTGCCACCATGTTGATCCATCACAAAAAGAAGTTCAAGAGTTTAAGTTGCTTATGAACACACACGGTAAGTTCGTAAAAGATGCAACATATGAAAAGTCAAAGAAAAAGGGCAACATTATGGAACGCCTTGATTATCTTTACGGCGAAGACCGTCAGATTACATTTAATAAGTTTGACATTCACCTGCTTTCATATGAAGAAATTAAAGCAGCGATGGAATTGCAGGGTATTGATAGACCTGACATATACTCAAACACAATCCTATTAGCAGAGACAGTGGGAGACTACGGCATTCAAGAAGGTCTAAACCTGCTACCAGTACAGTACAAGAGTCCTGACAAGGAACTTGCAAAGGCTGCTCTTGAAGGTTTGGTAGAGAGAGGTTTGTCAGAAAATCAAGAGTATCTTGACAGACTTCAAGAAGAGTTGCAGATTATTAAAGATAAAAATTTTGCTCCATACTTCCTTGTTGTGAGTAACATGATTAACTGGGCTAAGAAAGAAGAGATCATGGTTGGACCAGGCAGAGGTTCATCTGCTGGCTCTCTTGTTTGCTACGCATTAAAGATTACAGACATTGATCCTATTGAGCATAACCTTTTGTTCTTCCGTTTTATTAATCCAGAACGTAACGACTTTCCAGATATTGATACAGATATTCAGGATACTCGTCGTGAAGAAGTAAAAGATTATCTTGTTAGACAGTATCGACATGTTGCATCTATTGCTACCTTTCTTGAGTTTACAGGCAAAGGAATTGTTAGAGACGTAGCACGAGTACTAAACATTCCACTATCAGATGTCAATAAGGTTTTAAAGACCGTAGATACATGGGATGATTTCTGTACATCAAAATCAACATATGAGTTCCGTGAGAAGTATCCAGAGGTAGAGGTTTACGGAGAACAACTTCGTGGTCGTATTCGTGGTACAGGAATCCATGCTGCTGGTGTTGTAACTGCAAAAGAACCAATCTTTAGATACGCACCACTTGAGACAAGATCTTCTACTGGTTCTGATGAAAGAATTCCAGTTGTTGGTGTTGACATGGAAGAGGCTGAAAGAATTGGTTTAATTAAGATTGATGCTTTGGGTCTTAAGACTTTGTCTGTTCTTAAGAACACAATTGACATAATTAAAGAGCGAGATGGAAAGAAGATAGATCTTCTTAAGATTAAGATGGATGATGCAAATGTGTATCAGATGTTGTCAGATGGACACACAAAAGGAGTGTTTCAGTGTGAAGCAGCACCGTATACAAACCTTCTTGTCAAGATGGGCGTTAAGAACCT